CGTTGCAGTACCGTTGCAGTAACGGAAAGCCCACCTCGAGGTACCCCCATGTCACCTGCGCCCGACTGGGCAGCGCATGGACTTGCTTTGAATGCTGTATATGGATACAGTCTCGGAAGTTTCATTGAGCTCCAACGTCCTCTGACCGCACCACGGCCGCTCTTTCGTCAAGACGTGTTCGATTGACGCAAGCTGCGGTCTCGGCGCCCGGTTGATGCCCCGCTCGAAGGCGAAGTGGCCGCATCAGCGATACGGGTCACGTGGGACTTGCTCGCGCACGGGCTCTTTGAAACACGCCAGACCGCGCCTGGCGATCTCAACCCACCCGAGGAGCAACTTCCATGGCCCGTCACTACTCGATTCGAAGCTTCTTTCGTCAGATCCCCAAGGCCCTACTTGCGCGCTACTTCGCAGCCAAGGGTCTGCTTGCTGATTTTGATTTCGCTGCCCTTCGGGCCACACGGCTCGATGGGCTGATGGAAGCCTGGGATTCGCTCAGCGATGAGGTGCGAACAGCGGTCGAAGCGGACTTTCGCGAGATCTTCGAGATGAGTTGTGACAACGGCCTGCGGGCGATCATCGCCGAAGCCAAGTGGCATTTGGCACACGCATCGGACCCGTACGCACAGGACCCGGAGGCGCCAAGCGATGCCCTTGGTGCCTTCGAGGCAAAGCTACGTGCCCTGCCCTGTCACTTCGAGCGTGCGATGGTCACTTTCCTCGACCATCAGGACCTCTGGTACGGGGCGACGCACTTTTGCCATGCAGACCGTTTGCGTTACTGGCGCAAGAGCAAAGACCTGCCGAAGGTGGCGCCGGCCGTCGACAAGGAGAGCCTGCGCAAACTCGAGGCAGCGATCCGCGCACACTTCAAGGCCACCGAGTGGAGGGGCCGTTACTGCGTCGTCGAAGTGTTGAGCCGCGGCGACTACGAATACTTTTTCGTGTATCTCGAGGACTATCCGCGGAAAGATCCTGAGTGGCTTGCCGGCGAGCTCACGCCACGGCGGCATATCCCCGCCACGGAGATCGTCTTTGTCTACAACCCCAAAGAGGGCACGCTCGACCTCAGCGCCCGAGGCTCGAGCAAGGCGCTTGTGCCGCTGCAAGACATCTTTGCCAAGATCATTCTTCGAGGCGGCAAAGCGGCCCCGGCCAGCACCGGCCTGGTGTACAACCTCAATGCGCTGCGCAGACGTCACTTCAATTTCGTGATTGCCCCGGGAAGCCCGATCGAGGACGTCCGGCTGCGAATGCTCAAGCTCAGTTCGCTTGCGGTCCGCGGCGACCGCATCACACTCGAAGCCGACAGCCGCCGCAATCCCGCTGCAGTGCACGACCTCCTTGCACGTCTCGAAGCATGTACGCCACTCGTTGGCTACGAGGTCACACACGTCGAGCTTGCCGCAACGGTACGCACCGGCACTGGTAAGACCAGGACCGTTCCCGTCCGGATCGCCTGCCCCAATGCCTGCTCGCTCAAACATGAAGATGTCGAAGGTGCCCTGCGCGCCATGCTGCAAGCCTCAGGCATCGAGCCGCGGGAGCAAAACCTTCAGCCCTCTCTCTTTGACCTCGAAGCCGCAGCGAGCGCTCCCGCTGAGGCATGACACCTAAAGCCGCGCTTGCGGACTTCCTCGGCCGGCTTGGAGCCAACGGCGGCAAACCGCTGAGTCTCTCGGCCGAGCAATTGGAGGCTTGGCCCAGCGACGTGGTTCTCGCACTTAAACGCGAGGGCCTATTGGCCCAAGCGGCTGCCGCGCGCTCGGTGATCTGCGAGGGCTGCGAGGAGCGCTGCGCCATGCCGGTGACCGTGCGCACCACGAAGACTGGGGCGCTCTTTGCCCTGGTGGTCTGCGACAAGCGCGACGACATCTGCCAGGTCCCGGTCGGGTTGCGCGCGCTGGAGATGTGGCAGAGCTCAGGCCACAGCATCGCCCAGTGGATTGCGCAGCGCCTCGATCTCCAGCCACGCTGGCCCACCGACGACAGCATCGGTCCCTGGGAATTGGGCCTTGTGCGTGGCCCTCGTCAAAACGCCTGCTACCTGACGCTACAGGCCAAGGACGGCTTGCAACTTGTCCTCGGGGGCCATGCGATCGCCCTCGTCGATCTGGTGACGCTTGATCAGGCACGGATCACGCTCGACCTTAACTGGCTCAGGCGCTGCGCCGATGCGCCGCTTGCAGGCATCGATCAAAGCGCCTCGAAGGAGGCCCGGAGCGCACGCATTCGCAGGCGCGCGGATGCGCTCAGGATGCAGGGCAAGAAAAACTTCATCAAGATCATCTGTGCCGAGGAAGACGTCAGCGAGACCACGGTCAAAAACGCCCTGCGCAAGGCAAAAACCCCCGTCAATCCGATGGGGCAAATGAGTGCAACGCTCACACAAATTGCCTCGGGGTCGAAAAAACACAAGTAGCGTCAGTATCTTGGAAGGGCCCGCCTAGGCAATTTGCGAGGCACCCCCCTGCCTAGGGCCCACTTTGCACTTCCATCACACAAGGAGGTGCTGCAATGAAAGTCACGTTTCTGAGGCTCCCAACGATCCTGAATCGTTACGAGCTTCGCCGATCCACGCTCTATCACTACATTGCCCTGGGCCTTTGGGTCCGCCCGGTATCGCTTGGGCCGGGCGTTGTGGTTTGGCCCGCGCACGAGGTCGAGTCGATCATCGAGGCGCGCATGCGCGGCGCATCCGACGCAGGCATTAAGGAGATCGTCGAGAAGCTCCACGCCGCCCGCCTCAGCAACAGCGCTCCTTGCGTAGCGTGAAGCAAGGGGGCCCAACCATGAATGACCTATCGCTCGTCCCGGCAGAGCTTGCCGAGATGTCCCTTGGGCAGCTTGTGCAACTGCCTGCCCCGCAGCTGCACGCGGTCGATTGTCAACTCGATCAGGCAATCGCCTTGTTAAAGCGCCTCCGCACCCGGGTGGATGCTGCTCTCGAGGCCCGCTTTGGCGAGGAGGCACGCAGCGCTTTGCTCGCAAGCGGTCGCGACTTCGGCACCACGCATCTTCGCGTTGAGGGGCTGCAGATCAAGTACGAGTTGCCCAAGAAAGTGACTTGGGATCAGAAAAAACTCAAAGCGATCGCAGAGCGCATCGCCGCCTCGGGCGAGTCCGTCGAGAGCTACCTGGAAGTGAAGCTGGCGGTGCCTGAGTCCCGCTACACCAACTGGCCGCCCGCACTGCGCGAGCAGTTTGCCGCAGCACGCACGGTCGAAGCCGGCAAGCCCGCAATCACGCTCTCAACCCCTTCGGAGGAATAAGCCATGACGACACACAGCATTGCGTGGGCTTGCCAACGCACGGTGCAAACCGAATCACTGCAGGGGGTGGCGTAATGGCGATGCCCATCATTTCTGCCGATGAGCGGCGCCGCGAGGCCAGAGGTGTCAAGCTGGTGATGCTTGGCAAGAGCGGCATCGGCAAGACCAGCCAGCTCAAGACGCTGTCCGAGGACAGCACGCTTTTCGTGGATCTGGAGGCGGGCGATCTCGCGGTCAAGGACTGGCATGGCGACTGCGTGCGCCCTGCCACCTGGCCAGAGTTCCGCGACCTGGTGGTCTTTCTGGCGGGTCCCAACCCGGCGCTCCCGCCGGAAGCTCCCTACTCCGAGGCGCATTTCCGCCACGTCTGTGAGCGTTACGGCGATCCGCTCCAGGTGGCCAAGTACGACACCTTCTTCGTCGACAGCATTTCGGTACTGGCACGCCTGGCACTCATCTGGGCCAAGGTGCAGCCGCAGGCCCAGTCCGAACGCACCGGCAAGCCAGACACCCGCGGGGCCTACGGCCTGCTCGGCACGGAAATGCTCGGTGCGCTGACCCACCTGCAGCACGCCCGAGGCAAGCACATCGTGTTTGTCGCGATCCTCGACGAGAAGCTCGACGACTTCAACCGCAGGGTGTTCGTGCCGCAGATCGAGGGGTCCAAAACAGCCACTGAACTCCCTGGGATCGTCGATGAGGTCGTGACCCTGGCCGAGATCAAGGCTGAGGACGGCAGCAGCTACCGCGCCTTCATCACCCACACGCTCAACCCCTACGGCTACCCCGCCAAGGATCGCTCCGGCCAGCTTGAACTGCAGGAGCCGCCCAACCTGCGCGCGCTCATCGACAAGTGCGCCGCTGCCACCCGCCTGCCCTTTGGCATTCCCACAGCCCAATCCCGCAAGGAGTGATTCATGTCCAACTGGTCCGATTTCAACGACGCCCAACAACAGTCTTCCTTCGATCCGATCCCCAAGGGCACGGTCGCAAAGGTCCGCATGACCGTGAAGCCCGG